GTGATAACCGAAAAGGAGTTGAGGAAGGAAGTCGCGCGGATTTTGGGTTCTGGGAAGCGCGGGGAGGTGCCTATCGAGAACGGGCTTGTGCTTGACGTTATGACTTCTGGGAAGACTGCTTGGCGTTTTCGTTTCCGCGAAAATGGGAAGAGCCGCAGGAAGTCGCTGGGAGATTACCCGCTTGTTTCTCTTAAGGACGCACGCACGAAACGCGACGAGATGCGCCTTGCTGTATTGAGAGGAGAAAGTATCGTCAGGCCGGCAAGAAAAGCAGCTACTCTTCGGGAGGTTTTCGAAGAGTGGATGGCCAATCAGATTGAGCCGCAATTTACAGAGAAGTATGCCTCTATCTTGAGGATCCGCATGAAGCCGCTTTTAAGGGATTGCGGCTCGATGTTGGCTGGAGAGATCAAATCATCGGATATTCTGAGCGTGATCCGGAAGGTCGAGGCTAAGGAGCACTACGAAACGGCACACCGGCTGAAACAGCTTGCGGGACAGGTGTTCCGGTATGCTATCGCTACAGATAATGCTTTGATGGACCCCACTTATGCGTTACGCGGGGCCCTGCACGCAAAAAATGCAAAACATTATCCGCGCATTACCGACCCTGCCCGTGTCGGGCAACTGATGCGGGCCATCAGGGACATGGGACAGTCTCCCGTGATGAGAGTTTTGCTTGCTCTACATGCCTATACATTTGTCAGGCCTAAGGAGCTGAGGGAGGCCGAGTGGGCCGAGTTCGATTTTGATAATGCCCTGTGGAGGATACCACCGGAGAAGATGAAGATGCGCCGCCCACATATCGTGCCGCTGGCAAAGCAGGTTATTGATCTCCTGAGGGGGCTTTATAAATTGACCGGGCACGGGGCTTATTTGTTTCCCGCACAAACGTCAATGGACGGCTCGCGGCATATATCCGAGAACGCCGAGAATAAGGCGCTGCGGGATAGAGGCTATATGCGAACGGAGATGGTAGGACATGGCTTTCGCGGTATGGCCTCTACACTCCTGCATAATGCCGGTTGGAATTCACAGGTAATAGAAATCCAGCTTTCGCATATAGACAGCAACAGCGTGCGCGAGAGTTATAACGACGCCGATTATATGGATAAGCGCGTCGAGATGATGCAGTGGTATGCTGATTATCTCGACGCGCTGAGAGACGGGGCGAAGTAAAGGCGGCTATTTTGCCCCGTGTTTTCTGGCGGCTTCAAGCCGGCGCTCGGATTCAACGGCGCGCCATTCCCTGACGAGATGGTATATCCCTAAAATACCTGTGAGCTTGTCGCATATTTTTCGGCGCCTGCGGTATACCACGGAAAGGGACTCGTCAAAGTCATATGTATCTTTGCCTTCGATATAGTATTCTTTTAGGAATTGCCTTTCCTCAAACCGCAGCTTCGATATGCAGCTGGTAATGCGGTCGATTATGAGCTTTAGGTTGTTGCTTTCCCTATCTCCCTCAACGAAGCGCTCTATCGCAGATACGCCGGTACCACCCTGAACGGGCGTATCACGGTTGGGCGCTAAGACTAAGGATATGACGTAGTCTCTACGCTGTTCTTCCGCCCTGCACAGCTCCGGGTAAAGCGAGAGTATTGATTCGATTACCTGAAATTCGTCTTTTGATAGTCTCATCCAATTATAAACCTCCTGAATGGTCCTGATTTTGTTTCTTCAAATCGCCTTTTTAACTGCGTCATCGTAGTCTTGAGTCTTCTTATGAAGGCCGAGCGTGAGAGAGGCATATGTCCGCATTGCTTGCACCACGACGTGTATATTTCATAAAGCCGGGCCCGCTCGTATTCTCCGGGGAGTATCTCGTCCTCAATGAAGGACACGACGGGGTTTACGTCCCGCGCAAAGTTGTCGAGCGTGTCTTTCTGGTCGTCCGGCATGGAGAATTGGCGTACCTTGCGAAGTATTTTATAGCCGGCGTATGCCCAATTGAAGATGCCGGGCAGTTCTTCAATGAGTTTCGAGGTGAGCTGCCGGTCCGCCTTGAGTTCACCTGGGCCGGGCTCGTCCACAAAACGCGCGTTGAAGTTGACGAAGCATATTCTCCGTAAAAAGCCGGTGGTAACGTCGCGGCTTTTGATGTAGTCGTTGCAGGCGCTTATGAATTTGGCGCGTGTGCGGAATTCTATAAAATCGCGCCCTTTGTAGCAGCCGTTTACGGCGTCGCCCACGACAAGCTGTTTGAATGTGCTTTCCGCCCCCTTGACGTCGGTTTGGGTCTCAGAGCTGATGTTGAGTATCGAGGAGTAGAGGCGTATGCGCTGAAACGGTTCCACAAGCCCGGACATTTCAACGTTGCTGACGTTGCCCTGCCCGAAGACGGCGGATATTACGTCGAGGAATACGCTTTTGCCATTAGCGCCGTCTCCCAGAAGGAAGAAGCACTTTTGCAGCGAGCAGTCATTGAATAGCACATACCCCGCGATTTCCTGCAGCAGGTTTTGTTTGCGCTCGTCGCCTTCACAAACTTCTTCTATAAACTCAAGCCAACGCGGAGCATAAGCCTCGGCATTGTAGTCGTAGCTGGTTTGTATCGAGCAGAAGTCGGCCTCGCTGTGTTCGCGAAATTTCCCGCTCTCCAGTTCCAATGTACCGTTGTGAAAGGAAAAAACGGGCCTGCGGTCGAGCTGCTCGGTGCTTATGCACTCGCCCTTAAGGAGTTTGAAAATGCCGCTAACGCGCGAGCCGGTGCGATAATATCCAAGGGCATCGGCTATATAGCGCTGTATTTCGCTGTCTGTCCTCCTCCTCCACACTCCGCCTGAATACTCATAAAAGCCCAGCGCCTCAAAGTATTTCAGCCTTTTCTCCTTGACGATTTCTTTTACTATCATATCTTCCGAAGGCGCAGACAAAGCTTGTTTTGCAACTTCTTTCATCCATGCGCCGGGAAACTGTTTTACTTTTTCAAGAAACTCGAACAGTTCCGGCTTGCCTACAAAGCGCCCGGCTTCGAATATGAATTTTTTGAATTCGTCCTTATCGGTTATGCGCTCGGCAAGGACTTCTATCCCCGGACGGGAGGAGGCTATTAGCACGTCTAATTTACCGCCGCCGCAGTAGTAGTCGCTGACGTCTTTGACTTGCAATTCTCCACAGGTGAACTCTATGTGATGCCGGAAGAAGCTTTCGGCCATAGCTGTCTGAAAGCGGTTCCCCGCCTTATCGGAGTCGAAGCATATGAATACCGGCTGCCCATGTTTGCATATGTCAAGCACCTGTTTTAAGGCGTCTTTGTTGAAGTGGCCGGACATGGGCGATAGTACCCTGTAGCCTTCCTGGTCGAAGCTCATAGCGTCGAATGCCCCTTCGGCTATTACGAGCGGGGTATCGCGTCCGAGAGTATGCAGGCCCCATGGGATATTTTCTATTATGTCGTCGAGTTTTTCTTTCTTATACTTTTTATTTCCGCCGGAACGCTCACGACTTATGACGTACGCAACGTATCCATTTTTGTAGTAGGGTATCCTGAGACGTGCGCCGTCGAATCCCAGACGCATGGATTTTATGTATTCGTCGGTCAGCTTGCGCGTATGCAGATATTCCCAGTCCTCGGGCCTCAACGCTTCGTGCCACATCTGCACGGCGTTGCAAAGGTTTTGAGTCTCTTCTTTCCAGCGGGGGGAAACTCCGCCGAGTTCGCGTATCGCCGCGCCTTTATCGCCGCCATGCCTGGCAAGCGCGCATAGGTCGATGACGTCTCCACCGACGCCGAGCTTGAAGTCGTAAAACCAGTTGTCGTATATCCAGAGGCACCGGTCGCTGTCGCCCTTGTCGATGCTGTACGTGTGGTCTCCGGGGCTTTTTACGTCCCACCCCAGCACGTTGCGGGCATAATCGATTATGTTATGCTGCGCTTTTATTTCAGAAATACTTGCCAATCGAATACAACCCCTTCGTCCGGAGTCAACGAACCTTCTTTGCCTAAACGGGCGGCGATGAGCTCAGCGTCGAAGCGCACGAGCCGGCGTGTTTTGGCAAACCACACTAAGAAGAATGCTTCGGCTCCGGCGCGGGCACACTTGACAAGGCTGTCGACCTGTGAAAGTTTCGCCTTAGAGAGCGGCCACGCGTCGGACTCGCATTCTTTTGTGTCGAAGCACCAGAGGCGGGAAGGGGAAAACACTTCGTAATCGAAGGGTTCCCCCTCTATATATGTCCCGTCGTTGAGGCGCTTGGGGTGGTTTTTGTGCCCATGTATACCGCGCGTATCAAGAAATTTCAACACGCGGTCTATCTCCCGTTCAAGATGTGAGCCTTTCTTCATCTTTCTTCCAGCCTCTTTCTGTCACCATTTCGTCCAACGCCGCCTGCGCGGATTCCGCAGAGGAATATATGCCGGAGCTATACAGCCGCTTCCCGTCTTTGAAGATCAGGTATAGGCCTTTGTTCGTGCGCTGGACGTAGTATTCCGCCATACCGCCGGCACGTTCATGGACGTAATATGTGTAGCTCATCGACGGCCTTTTTCTGCTTTTTTGCAAGCAGCTCGCAAAATTCGCCTGTTTTATAGATTTTATCGGTTTTATTTACCCGTTTGCCGTCAAAGTCGAAAAAAGTTACGGTTTTCCCATTTTCAAGAGCGTAGATTATTTCCGACATGACGCCTTTTGAGCCTTGCCACTCTCCGAATACCCAGAGCGCAGAGCAGAGGTCTATTAAGGTGCGACACAGTTCCATGATTTTGTCTTCGCTCATGTCTGTTTCCCTAAGGAATGACATGGCGCACAAGGGGGATATGGGGCATGTGTTTGAATAGGAGGGGTCTGCCGTTATGGCGCGGCAGATCTGTTCGTTTTTTTCCAGGTTCGCGGCTTTTTCTCCCGGCGAGCCGGTGATTCCGTTGAAGGGGTGGGCTATGTATACGGTTTTCATTTCGACGTCCTCCTTATGTTTTCGCATTCCGAGAGTGGGAATTTCGTTTCGCTCAATATCCACGCGCCGTTTTGGTTCGTAGATTTTCTTTCCGAGCCTGTCTTTAAAGCCGGTGTATTCGCTCAGTTCGAGGTTTTTGCTGATGTGATATGTTTTTCCGCCCCGGTCTTTGAACTCAACGTCTCTTGTCATTCTCCTTTTCCTCCTTTTCGCATTCTGGGAATCTTTCAGGGATTTCACCGATGAAGCCCCAGTTGAAACGTGTGCATATGTATCCGTATCCCCCTATCAGCAGGTAGGGGCAATCGTTCGGGCACATCATTTTAAGTCCCTCCCTATGAAAAACCTTGTCAGTATCGCGCCGGCTTCGGCTTTAGTCATTTCCGAGACGCCGTATTCGGGCAAAAATCTTTTGACCATGTTCAGCTGTTTTTCGCTGGCGCGATATTCACCCCATTTGCGCGCGCGTGTCTTATCCCATATGTAGCGCTGATCTTCGAAGTTTTCGCAGAGGCTTTTATACACTTCGTCCAGCGCCCGCTGGTAGGGCGCCTTACGCCCCTGCCACATGACACGCCCCAGCTTATCGGGGGCCGGCAGGCGGAATTTGGGCTTGCCTAAGAGCATTTCCCCGCGCGCGGTGCGGAACCAATTGACGCCGTGGAGGTTGTATTTTTTGCCTTTGGCCCATAGGTCTACAAGTTCCGCGTTGCGTATCCAGTATTTCGGCGTGTCCATTACCCGCGTTATTTCATCCGGGAGGTCGAAGATGTTTATTTCGTCGTCGACGGCGTCTTCTTTGTCCAGCAGGGAGGCGTCCATACCGATGAGCGAGGGGGCCGTGCAGAGGTTCATGGCGGAGGCGCCTACGCAGTCTATCAGCGTCATGTATTTTTTGCCCGGATAGAGACGGCAGCCGCGCCCGACCATCTGACAATACAGGCTTTGGTTTTTCGTCGGCCTTGCTATTATCACGCTTTCTATGTTCGGCAGGTCCGTCCCCTCCGTGAAGACCATGCAGTTGACGATGCAGCGCAGCTCGCCCCGTATAAATCTGTTAAGGGTCTCGCTTCTGTCTTCTCCCCCGATGACGACTTCGCTTTCCGGTATTTCCTGGGCGATGGCTTTGGCGTGCGCCACGGATACGGCGAATATCAGGGTCTGCCCTTTGGCGTATCTCCGGTAGGCGTCGGCTATGGCCTTGTTCGCCGAGGTCACGTTTACGGCCTTTTCAAGCTCATCCGTCGCGTAGTCCCCCAGCCGGCTGGATACGTCGTGAAGATCGTAGCCTATGTCGCAGCGTATGCAGCGTATGTCGCTCAGGTATCCGTTTTTGATGCCCCACTCTAAATCACGCTCGAATATTATGTCTTCGAATATGTCTTCGAGCCCTACTCCATCACCCCTGTTGGGCGTAGCGGTGAAGCCGAGCGTCAGCCGCGGTTTGAAGTGGCCGAGGATTTTGCGGTAGGTGGGCGAGGCGGCGTGATGACAGTTGTGAACCAGCACGCCATTTGCGAAGTAGTTATTTAAGCCGTCAACTTCAAGATTGTAGACATAACCTCCTGTGCACACATTGTCGGGGCTTCTAAAATTTCCTTGTTGGAAAACCTCAACAGTGTCCACCCTTTGGACTTTAAGAATTTCTCTTTTTTCTTGTCCTGCTCCTTGACACGTATTGCCCCGTGGTTTCTCCCGTCCACCTCGATTGCCAGCATGTGCGCAGGAATTGCAATGTCGATTTTGTAGTGTGTGGGGTAATGGCTTGGGTTTAACTTCCGCTCTCCGGTCCTTACGACAAACTCGCTCTTCGGGTATATCTTCAAGAGATGTTCCATAAGCAGGGCTTGGGGCTTTGATATCCCCCTGCCATTCCCGCCCGGCGTCTTTGGTTTGTGCCCAATGCGGCGCAATGTTGCTGCCATTTTTGACCGTATTTCCGGGTTCGTCATGGGGTTGCTGGTTTTCATCCGAGCAGATGCATATATTCGATTTGTTCGCGCCATTGTTGTTGAGGACAGCCGCTTCAGAAATGCCGTTTTGCATTTCTCTGAGCAGTAGGCATGGCCGTTCCTGTGATAACTGTCCTTCTTTGCCTTTGGCAGACTGCTCCATTGGATAGGAGCTTTGCACTCTGAGCAAGATATAATCTCCGGGCCTGATTGCATCTGCATTGACATACCTCCTTGAATTAACTTCATAGATTGGGTGGTTGGGGGTACATACCAACGCCCCGTTAATTCGTATCATCTTGTTGGGTAATGGCCGCTTAAAAATATGGCTGACGCGCTTTTTTTCCGTCTGTTGTGTGCTGTGATTGTAGGCGGTGACCATATCTCCGACAGATATTTCTTCAATTGGCTTGCCGTCGACGATAGTCCCGGCAGGGAAACACTCATCAACTATCACGATGTCGAAATCGTCCGGCTTGAAATTCTTAAGTCTCCGCACCAGCGACTGCACAGATGCGGAAACTATCTCTTCCCCGTGGCTCCGATATGACGCCTGCTCAACACCCACCGAGACGCCGGCAAAATACTTTACCGGCTGACGAACAAGCTCATCCCTGTGCGAAAGTATCAACATTCGCCCACGACGGGGTATGTTGGCGAATGTTACGGTTTTGCCCAGTCCTGTCGCCATTTGTATGAGAAACGACCCCTTTTCAGGGATCGCTTCTATACATTCTTTCTGATAGGGGCGGAGTTCCATTTTCTTAGAACGGCAGGCTCGGGTCTATGTTCGAGTCGGCACGCATACTCATAGAATCCGAGCTTGCGTCCCCGTCCGGCTCCTGCCACGCCGGAAGCTCTTGCTGGCGTCTGCGCGTGAGGAAGTAGGATATGGCGTTCTGCATTTCCCCGCTTTCTTTGTTGAGTTCCTGCTTTACTCTCGCCGCACCGACTTTGCCGCGCCAATTCAAGACGTTCATCTCGCCGACGGGTATGTTGAAGCTTTCCCATACTTCGCCTAATTTCTGGTTGGTCATCTGCTTTTTTTTCGGGTAGTTCATATCTTCCGGATACGGGAAGACGATGTAGAACCACAGCTTATTTTTCTTGCCGGATACGGAAAATGTCAGCTTGAACATTTCATTGCCGGCTTTGCTTTTTGTTTCTTCAGCTCCCTCTATGCGCACGCGGTAGTCTCCGGGCGGTATCGGCGTGAAGTGTCCGTCTGGGTTGTAGTCTTTGGCGTCGTATGTCCAGTTAGGCATTTTTTATTTCCTCCTTCCCTGGTTTCAGCAGTGTTTCGGGCGTACAGAACTGGCGCTTGAAAAAGCGGTCTTTGGCTACGAGCGTGGGGGTGGCTTCGAGCCTGATATATCGATTGTTGTCTTTTTGCGACAGCACTAATTCGCCTACGATGTCGCAGAGGCCGCAAATGTTTTCGACTGTTTTGCCGGACATCATGGGGCGGGTCTGCGTGTATTTAGTACCGTCGAGCGCGACGACTTCTTTGTATTCCTCCCAGGCGGTGAAAATTATGTTTGCCGGCAGAGCGCGAAGTCTGCGGCATGTATCGAGCAACCGGAAGTGGGCCTGTCCGTAGTGCACGAGCTCCGGCGCTCCCCCGTTTTTTCCCAGACGCCCGAGAATCGCGAGCATTCCGCGCTCGAGTTCCGACAGGGAGTCGAGGCAGACGTTGTCGTATTCGCATTTCTGTTCGAGGGTCTCAAGTACTTCTTTCATGTCTTTGAGGTCCGGCGCAAGGCGCACGATGTCCACGCGAGCGTTGCCGATCAGGACGTCCGCACCACGGTCGACGTCGATTATTAATGTTTTGCCGGGAAGCGCGCCCAGCGCGGTTGTTTTCCCCATGCCGGGAGCCCCGTACAGGAGTACGGTCTGACGCCGCAGTTTCAAGTCCTTACCATTCAAAATTTCCATTAAGTTCTTCACTCTCTCTTTCTTTTCTGACAAACCCGACAAGGCATTCGGGGTCGTATTCCTGACAGATGCTTTGGTAGGCGCAGCGGGCGCCTATGGCGCAGGCCGACGGGTTTCGGTAGAAGATTTTCCGCCCCTGTTGGAGGCTGCGCCCCAAGTAGACAAGCTCGTGATAGAAGTCTTCGATTTCTCCCGGCGCGCGGACGACGGTAAAGTGTGTGATTTTTTCATCCGGCGCGTCGTCGTACCACATGCGCTGTCGCTCAAGGAATTGGGCTTCGCTCTCGTCTTTTTTCAAGCGTATCGTCGGCTTTTGGCAGACGGTGTAAATGATGTGCGTCACGGGTTCCTTATGCATGAGCGAGAGGGCCGTGAGGTAACAGGATACCTGGTCGTCTAAAAACAGCCTCTCGCGGTATTTCTCATCGGGCTTGACACCGGAAGACTTGTGCTCTATCGGCGTCCCGTCGGAGAGGAGTGCGTCGATTTTTCCCGCAAGGTATATGCCGGGGGCCAGTTTGACGCGAAATTCTCTTTCGACGTCGTACAGATCCCAGTCACGCCAGGGTATGTGTTTGTCGAAGGCTTCGGCCATTACGCCGGGAAGGTCTGTGGGCTCAATGTCCCTGCCGATCAGCAGCTTTTCGAGATTGGCGTGATACGCGCTGCCAATGCTCAAGGCTTCCGGCGTGTCGAGGGGCTTCAGCTTTTCGACGTATTCAAAAAAGTATTTGCGCGGGCAGCTTTTGAAGCTGCGAAGTTTACTGGCGGTAATCTCTATCATTTGTGCAGGTCCTCCTTTAATAGGTCTGGGCATACGCTGTCGGGGTCGCTCCACTTGTGCCCTAATTTTTCTATCAGGTCGTACCAGTCGGAGGTGTCCGGCTCATGTACGTCGCCCTCCGGGCCGATGCGGCGGAGTTCGCGGTAGAGCAGCGCGGTTTTCTGCGTTTCGGATAGTTCTTTGCAGCTTCTGTAATAGAACTCGATCATGTAGAAGTATGAAGGAGCCCCTTTCTGCCAGAGGACATCCCGCCACTTGGCGGATATTTTTGTGATTTTCGCGAGTTTGTTTTTCTTGTCTCGCGAGGCGTGGTTTTCCACGAAGATTATCGCGCCAGGGTCGATGTGGCGAAGTTCTTTGTATTTGAGCACGAGTGCGTTCGCCAGGCTCAACGCGCCGTCGCTGATTATTTTGTAGTCGTATTCCGAACTTTTGTTAGTCATGTTATAATCTCCTTAGATTCTTCTTTCATTTGCAAGGCTCCGCGAGTTCGGTCGCGGGGCTTTGCTTTTTTAAGAGGGCGTGTCCGTATCTGAATGTTTCCTGCGCCAGCTCCAGGGCTTTGTCGTCTTTGTTTCTCGCGTAGATTTTGAGCAGTCCCGATATGGCTGTAGAAAGGTCGTCGATTATTTTATCCATCTCTTTTTGTTCCCCCTGTTCGTTTTTTTGTAGTCGTCAAGCTCAAGATCAAGGTTCGTAAGGCTTATCAGGTACCCGCCTTTCACGCTGCGGTAAAGGTAGTGGGTCACGTGCCAGCCTTTCGCCGTTTTTTCGAGGCGGAAGTCGAAGCCGCCTATGTTCAAGAGTTCGTCAGCTGATTTTTTCTTCTTCACCTGCCTTCATCCTTTCGTACGCAGCCGTTACTTCGTCCACGTCCCATTTGAGAGGGGCGTTCGGCGCGAATACGTCGCGGAATATTGGACGCCTGTTGACTGGCTGCGGGAGCAGTCCTTTGTCAATCCAGCTTTGGAGCGACGCGAAGGATAAGTCGAACATGGTTTCGAGCTGCTTTTTGCCCATGAGGGCGCGGATCGGGGCGTCACGCACAGCGTATCCCCTCCCAATACCTTTCAGCTCCGCTTTTGCCGCTGCGGAAACGCCCGAGGCGGTTTACCGCGCGGATCGTGCTGCAGCGGGATGAGACCGGCCATCCGTGGGCCGCGCACCATTCGCAGAAGCAGATGTAGAAGTCTTCGCGCGTGAGTCTCGCGCCGTTCACGAACATGCAGCGCTCGTCTATGAAGCGCTCGATGAGGCCGACGAGGCTTCTTTCGTCTTCCTCTTCTTCTTCGGTGATTTCGGCCGAGACGCCGATGAGTTCGTAGTAGCGGCGCATGACGCGCTTTTTCATTGAAAGCGGCATGACGTCGCGGAAGGCGGTCACGCCGTCTAACGCGAAGCGCGCGGTTTTGAAGTCGATCTCCGGCACGGAGACGGGGCGATTTTCGCCTATCTCGTTTTCCCAGAGGGCTTTTTCCATCGCGTTGAAGGCTTCGATGTAGGCCTCTTTGAATTTCGCGGCTTTTTCTCCCGTAAAGCCCATCGCGAGGAAGGTGAAGCCGTCGCGCGTGATGAGGTATTCGGGTCTTTCCTGATTTTGGGCATCTTTGTAGGACCCCAATCCAAAATTGGCTTGGCTGAATGCTTCGCTACATTCGAGGTTTCGAATGTCCCTCAATACTTTCGCGTGTTCTTTGCCGAATACGCGGGCGACGTCCCTTGAGGAAACGACTACGCGCTGTTCTGCAGGTTGGATAAATAGACCTAATTCGTTGTTTGTCATTTTTAAAGCTCCTCCTTTTTTATAAAATCGCCTTTCTTTGTTAAAAACAGATGAAGTTTTGTTGCGCATTCATGGCATAGGTCGTAGTAACGCGCCCGAAAATCTAAAAAATAAGAGTTTGCATCGACGCGTATTTCGTATTTGGCGTAGCTGTTTATTTCTTTCCCACACACGTCGCAAATGGTAACAGTGCTCATTTTTCTTTGCCCTCCTTTTTCTAATTTCTAATTTCTTTCTCAGCCTGTAATAGTTGTGCTGGATGTCAAATATGCACCAAGCCTCTGATATAATTGATGTACTACTCACCATGACAACCGAATATCGGGCTGATGTTATTTAAGATTCCAGAAATAGCGAACAACGAGCGGCTTGCTGTTTACGAACTTGCTGAGATAAGCAGATACGTTGCTTACGTTAAGTGTGTTTTCAGGAAATTCGTGCATATAACAAGCAGCGACTGTTTCCGCCGCTAATCTTTGCGTCTCCTCACAATAAAAAATCGAAATAGGATGTTTGTTTCTAAACGCATACGCAAGGTACAAGATAATGTCTTTCGGCTCTGCTATGTTTATATACGTCATAACCACTGTTAAAAAAACATACAGCAGAAATCTCCTGAACACATACGCAGCAACCAGGCCTAAAAATAAGAATTTCATTGAGTCACCTCACAGAAAGGATGTATGTCATGTCTAAAATAATCACCCCCGAATTGATAACGCAGCTCCTGCAAGGAGCGCTTTTGCCGGTAGCCGGCGCCGTCGGACAGAGCGTCGTGATGATAGGACGGGAATGGATCAACTATTGGAAAATGAAAAACGCTGTTTGCATTGGAGAAAAAGCGAAAGAATATTTGAAACAGCGCGGCATCACCGACGAAACGCAGGTTAGGGCGTTGACGGCAAAATTCGGGGTGCTGTTTCTTCAGGGCGCATCTGTTGAAGACGAGCCTTCGCTGCAGGATTTATGGGCAAAACTCCTTGCAAACGCGCTTGATCCGAATTTTCAAATACAGAGCATCAGAAGCGCCTTTTTTACCATCATAAGAGAATTGGATCCGAACGACGTAAAGATACTGGATTTGGTTCACAAACTGGATTTGGCCAAAAAACCTGCAACAGATGGCAAAAGCGGTCTGACGAACCCTATGTATATATCAGAAACCGTCAAAACCACGCTGGGACTCTCTGATGAACAATTCGCGATCTCATTCCAGAACCTTGTCAGAACCGGATGCATAAGCGCAAATATAAAAATCAACCAAAATGTGATGGACTACTCCGTAAATGATAATGTTGGGCAACGGCGTAAATATAATATCTACGCATCTCTTGGAGAGCAGTTATTTAACATCACTGATTTTGGCGTGGCATTTATAAACGCCTGTGTTGCTTAAAACGTCAGCCCCTTATTCGGTTGCCAGCATAGGCCTGAGCGGAATATTCTCAATACCTGCTTCAGTTTTTTATTGCTCCTTCCCTTTATTCAGTTGTCATGGTGCATTTTTTGTGTGCTTTAATCAGGCCTTTTACGCTTCATAGCTTCCATCGATCGAATAGCCAGGCGAATAGCCAGGAAAGAAGAACTATCGTGAGATAAGCGCCAATCCAAAGCAAGTTGCCGCAATGCCGCCTAAAAGGGCGTTGGTGTATATCCAGCCGTAGTTCATAAGGCTTCCCCGTTTTGTAAGCCGACGTGCAGCGGATGGAAATATTCCGGCGCGAGAATAGTCTTTACGTCGTTACCGTGAAGTAAGTTGATTTTGTATTTAAATACTCTTTTCATTGTTCGATTTCACTCCTTTCTCATTCTTCCAAAATCAGCTCTTTGACTGAACAGCCGAGGGCTTTGGCGATGCTCGTAAGGCACTTGAGTGATGGGCTGTCGTCGCCCTTTTCAATTTTGCAGTAGTGCGCCTGCGACATTCCCGCGGCGTTAGCTACGTCCATCTGTGTCATTTTCTGCTTGAAGCGTTGCTCTTTTAGCAGTTGTGTGTTAACCACGTAATCACCTCCATACAGACAACGAGTTATTAACTTTATGAAATATTTTATAAGTTATTCAGATATAATGTCAATAGGCATAACTAATATTTTATAAGATATTCCCCCTGTTAAAAATATTGGCTATTCATATAATTAAATAAAGGAGATTTATAAATGGAAATCGGAAAAATGATTGCGTCCCGTAGAAGAGAACGAAATATTAGTCAGGAAAAATTATCAGAGAGGGCCGAGATAAGCCAAGGCTATATTAGCAGTATCGAACGAGGGAAAGAAAAGCCGTCGCTTGAGCTGTTAGAAAAAATAGCGCAAGCACTTGACTGTCAGCTTTATATTGACCTAATTCCAAACGGCAGCGCTGTAACTTTGCCTGAGGAAGAACGCCCGTTTGTGCCAACTTGGGTAACGCTTGAGAAAGCAAGCACCGCAACTATTTTCAGCATAGCGCTTGAAAAACTGAAGATTGAAAAAGAAACAATGACAAGCTCGGAACTAAAAACGGTAGAGGGCTTAATAGAGACCTGTAGGGAGGTAATAGAGAGATGACAGGCAAAGAAATAGTGGCTGAAATTGAAAAATGGTGCGGGGAGATTCCTTATAAATATTTTTACATAGGTATTACGGATAACATTAATGAACGCCTTTTTGGTTATCACAAACCTGATGCAGGATATATACATAGTATGGCAGATAATGAAAAAACAGCGAGGAATGTAGAAAAATATTTTTTAAATAAGGGGATGCAAGGTGGCAGCGGTGGAGGTAAACAACCGACGTATGTTTATGTATACCTGATTTCCAAAGACACTGTGGAGTAATTTTTTTTGTTTGGTGGTTTTTCTATGCGAGATATAAAAGGCCCTGCATATAGTTGGCTTGGTTTACAGAATATTACGGTACATAGCTATAAGTGCGCATATTGTTCATTCGATGTTGCTTCTGAAAAAGGATATGCATTGGTATTGGCAAATAGGCAAATTGGTGGTGTTTATGTTTGCCCCTATTGTAAAAACCCTACGTTTCTAATAGATAACATACAAAAACCAGGTGCTGCGACAACCCCAAAATTAGATAATATCCCAGAAAACATAATGACTATATATAACGAGGCGCTAGATTGTATTGCGAATGGATGCTATACCGCCACAACAATGTTATGTAGAAAAATAATTATGAATGTGGCGGTAAACGAGAAGGCGGATAAAAATGAAAGCTTTGCTTATTATGTAAACTACTTGGAGAAAAATCACTATATACCGCCAAAAGGCTTAGAGTGGATAGATAAGATAAGAAAAAAAGGCAACGAGGCCACCCACGAGATTGAGTCAATACAAGAAATAGACGCCAAGATAATTTTATCGTTCGTTTATTTCTTCCTAATTTTTCTCTATGAAATGCCATATCAAGCAGAAGGATTGCGCCAAAAGGCGCGGTAATGCGAAAAAAAGACCTTGAGTGGGTTTATTGAAATTTAAAAGAAGGTAACGAAGAGATAAAATGTGCGATACCTATAACAGTGCCTTAATCGGGGCTATAGGAACCATACTTGGCGCCATCTTAAGCGGCGGAGTTCAATTTGCTGTTTTACAATATCAGCGAAAACAGGAAATTAATGCGTTAAAGAGCCTTTTTTTTGCTGAAATCCTTAATATCTTGAAAGCCATGGTGTTTTGGGATGCAGAAAAGATAATCATTATAAATATTAAGTGCGCTAAAGAAAATCAGCCGATACCAGAAAAGGCATTAAAATATTTTAATAAAGAAGTTGCCTTTAGATGCTACAACTCTTCATTTAAAGATGTGGGTATGTTGTCCACAGACGTAAGTAATAATATTATAGTATTTTACAATAATCTATATGCAATATTAGGCGATTTGGAAAACATACACCCTTATTTAAGCTCAGAAGTCACAGGCAGAATTTTTGAAAAAGATTTAGGGTTATACAAACAGGCTGTACAAACCGGGTTATGGTTGTTGGAGGCTTTGAATCCAGATAGGTACAAAACTTTTGACAATGAATATTGGTACCTGCAATGCAAAGAGATTGCACAAACCGAAGTCCGCACCTCGTAACGACATACTGCGGATAACCCAAGCCTCAACAGGAAAATTAGCGGTTACGGGCTTAAGCGTTATCCTTAAAAAAGCATAAAAAAATACAGGCCCGAGTCTCTGTGGGTCGGTCCCCGTCGTGGGGTCCTGCCTCCTCTGGTTCTGAAGTGTCTACTACCTCGCGCATGCCTGTAAATAGATTATACACCAAAAACATAAATATGCAAAAAAAGGCACAAAAAATACCCCCTCCCCCGAGTCAAGCCCCCCGGAGCCGATATACGATCCGCATCATTGCACAACTCAACATACAAAAAGACCGGGAAAGGAAATTATTGTCATAGACTGATTCCCGCCAGGGGTAGACATTTGCGTATACCCCTTTTCGTCCTCGTCTTTATAAGTCGCCTTGTGTTTTTTCCTTAAACTTTATATAGCCATAAGAAGAAGCTACGCCAGCCCCGTAATACATGACTTTCTCAAGCAAGCGACTAACAAGTTCGCCCTGTCCTATATGTAATGCGTACCCAAAGAATCCGAGGACTATCAGCAACACACAACCGATAAATATGTAACGGATCCTTAATCTTTCTCCAAATTTAATACGCTCTTCATGACGATCTTCTTTTTGGGCTTCCAGTGTTTTCTGGGCAAAATCAAAACTATGCTGGTCTTCGCGCTTGCGTTGCTCCAGCTCCATAGCTTTAATCTCAAGCTCTTTTCTCTGAATATCTATCATCTGAACTATTGTTTCTTCAGAGAAAGGAGCTATGCCGTCGGTATTTTGTCTCGGCGCTATCGCCGCATTCTGTTTTTGTACCATTCTTTAAATTACCCAGCTACATACTTTGCTGATTTATATGTAACCTCTATTTTGCCGAATCCTTTCTCACCCAGTCTCGCAGGAATTATTCGCGTATGCTTTATTGAATTTGAATTTTTCTTTCTTAATAATAAATATTCTTCTGGCGTCAACTGCTCCTTATCTACGCGAATCATATCAATGATATCCATCTTCCCACTCCTTTCTTGCGGCACGTCCCCTTTGTGTGTTGTATTATATGAGCAGATGTAAAATGAAGTCAAATGGATTTTGCTTCGTTTGTGAAATAGCCTTTTTTTGTCTAATCGTGTTACCTTGTGTATAACGACTACGAGTGAGTGATTACTATGGATAAGCCATATCTTTTCCAACCAGGCAATAAGGCCGCTGTCGGACACAAAAAAATGCCGAAGGATTTTCGCGATATGCTCGAAAAGGCCGCCCCTATCTGCCTGCATGCGCTTATGGACATTGTAAAAAATAGCAAAAACGATAAGGTGCGCGTGCAGGCCGCTACGGCGATATGGGATAGATGCTATGGGAGGCCAGGGCAAGCGGTGAAGATTGACCATAACAAGCCGATAGACCAAAACGCGATTATGGCGGCCCTTGCGGACATGTCCCGGGGCGTGATGGTCGACGTTACGGAGGACGGCGTGCAGCGCCTGCTGGTATCTCCTAGTCAACAACTACCGGTCGTCATCCCAATCGAGGCGACAGAGGTTACAAATACAGACAACAATCCCTAAATGTAAATAGTTTTATGTAACATAAGCTAAGTTATATGACATAATCAGCCCCCGCACTATATATCGTGCGGTGGTTTCCTTACTTTTCCCTACGACGAACGTCAGAGGTGTTTATTTGCACGATGTTTTTCAGAGGGGTATTTCCCTGTTATAAATATCTTCTTTTCGGCTCCGTGGATTATAGGAGGTGTTTACGCATATCGTGTCTAGGGGGTAGGGGCGCGGATTTGCGACGGGGGGGGGTATGGCATAAGGGTACCCCTCCACAGACTCACAAAAAAAATTTTAAAATTTTGTTTATTATTCAAGCCGAGCACTTTCGTAAAATAAACCTGTCCAACAAGTGCCGCAAAAAAAATAAGTGGTGCCAACGGTTTGGGCAGGTTGGACAGGTTGGACACGTGTTTTTAAGTCAGTAGAAATATTTATATATATACATATATATTTTATTTTATTTATATTCATAAGAAAATATATGTCCAATATGTCCATATAGGTAAAGAGTCCGGTAATACCAAGGTTTTTTGATTTGGACACATATGGACTGATAGCGGCATATTGGACACGTATGGGGGGTATTTAAAGTGTTAATAGGTAAAAATTTCATAGAGCATAGGGGACATGCGGAGAGTGCTGAGAGGTGTGCGGCGCTCTCTGTTTTATTCGGCGTAATGGAGGTAGCTGCTGAAAAATACGCCGATGGTTATGTTCTTAAGGTCTCGCCCGGATACAGGCGTCTTGAGTGGACGGGAGACCTTGGAAAAATAAAAGACGTCGTCGAGGAGGTAGTTGAACATGTTGTTCAGGAAAAGGCCTGTGGTAATTGATGCCGTCCGTTTCGAGGACAGCGTGGAATGCTTTGATGAGTTGCAAGAGCTCGGGCTTGACCCGGTACGCGTCGGGTATGACGTAAAGCCGCCGGTCCTGCGCATCGATACCCTTGAAGGGGAGATGACGGCGCAGTTGGGCGACTATATCATCAAAGGCGTAAATGGGGAGTTTTATCCATGCAAGCCGGATATTTTTGAGAAGACGTATGTCGAAGAGGGTACGTATCCGACGGATCACCCGTCTTTTGGCCGGGCGCTTGAGTACATCAAGATCTATATGTGGAGTCTCGTTTTGGAACGGTGCTTTGGAAAGAGACGATGATAGAACTCTTTTCGGAGGAGTGGGAAGTTGGAGACGAATGTAGACCTTACAAACATTAAGGAACAGGTGCGGTTTGCGGAGGAGCTGAAACAGAGATACGCGCGCGGGTATAAGTCTTTGGTGGATTTCAAGAGGGAATTTTTCCCGGCGCGAAACGACGTGGAGGCGGCGCCCTTTCACTATCGGTGGAGCGACATGCTCCTGCACGGTAAGGGGCATGCGGCGTTCGAAGCGTTCCGCGAGTCGGCGAAGACTACGTACGTCATGCGCGTGTTTCCGCTGTATTGCCTGGTTTATCCATCTTACGAGCTGGATTTCATCGCTCTGATATGCGGGAACGAAGAGACGGCGAGGGACAAGCTGGCGAGTATCAAGGCGGATTATAAGACCCGGGTTTTGTTGTCGGCGAACTTCGTCGAAACGATCGAAGACAACGAGGATGCTTTCGAGATACTCGTCAAGCCTTATGGCGGCGGGGAGCCTATTCCGGTACGCATAGCGGCGTTCGGCAAAGGGTCCCAGATACGCGGGCTTGAATCGCGCGGGAGACGCCCCAAGCTGGTGATCATGGACGACGTGCAGGACAATACGGCCATAGAATCCGATCTGATACTCAGGAAGGATTTGAAGTGGTTTTTAGGCGACGTCCTGTTCCTGGGCGAGACCTGCCGCGTGATGATGATCGGCAACAACCTCGGAGAAAAGTGCCTTATCGAGTATGTGTTCGCAAATTCCGACCTGTGCCAATTCGAATGCCACAGGGTCCCGGCGCTGGACGCGGAGACGGAGACTGTTTCGGCATGGCCGGCGAAGCTTTCGGCGGAGAGCCTGATATCCGAAAGGGAACGCTATCAGAATATGGGAAAGTTGGACGTGTGGTATAGGGAGCGAATGTGCAAGGCGGTGAGCCCGGAGGATCAGCGTTTCAAGCGAGAGATGTTCAAGTATTACGATCCAAAGCATATACCTAAGACTATGAACGTCTATACGACGGTAGACCTTGCTATTTCGCAAAATAAGCGGGCGGACTATACGGCGGTGTGCACCGTTGGGGTGACGCCGGAAAATCATTGGTTCGTTTTGGATATAGATTACGGGAGGTGGAGGCCTGATGAGATAATCGACGCTATTTTCCGCGCGGCGGCGAAGTGGAAGCCGCTTGAAGTCGGTTGGGAAAAGGTAGCCTATCAAGGGGTGATAGGGCACCTGATCGATAAGGAGATGCCGGCACGCGGTATCTTTTTTCGTTCTAAGGCGCTTTTCGCCCAGAGGAACAAGGAGCTGCGCATCGAGATGCTGACTCCGCGTTTCGCCGCCGGCACTATATGGTTCCCGACCGGAGCGGGGTTTCTTACGGAATTGGAGGGGGAATTTCTTAAATTCCCCACGGGGGTTCACGACGACCTGATCAACGCTTTGGCCTATGTCGAGCAGCTGGCGCTAGTGCCGCGCGATTGGGGCGATGAATACGACGAAAAGATGCCCCTTGCCGGGGCTTTGTAGAAAGGAGTTTTCTCATGAAGAGCATCACGATGACGAGTGAAACGTGGGACGGGATACCGGCGACGCAGGACGCCTTTACGGTCCAGGACGAAAAGACCTGGTTCGAGACTAAGGATATCTCTGTGCTTCCTGCGGTAATCGCCGAACTAAAGTATCTTCGCGCGCATCAGGCATGATGGACCGCGAGCGTATAGAGTCCGTCGTCCTTGCGGATCTTGCGCGGGCTAAGGCTTACTTTGAGGAAACGGTAGAGCCGAAGTTACTTGAGAGGCGGGCTGTATATCTCGCCTCCAAGGAGTTTTACGCGAAGAAGTTCCGCGAGCTTTCGAAAAAAACAGACTTTCGGAGCTTCGGCTTTTACGCCTATGTGCAGTGGGCCAAGGCGCCGATCCTTGACGCGCTGATGGGGGCTTCGCGCGTAGTGCATGTGGTCGGCTGCGGACCGGAGGACGAGGAGGCGGCCAAGATAATGGAGCGGCTTATTCAGTGGCAGGTCGCTCAGCAGTGCGCCGGTTTCCAGATATGCGAGCAGTGGGTCGAAGACGCGCTTATCTATGAATTCGGCGTGCTCAAAGTCTGGTGGGAACGCGCGACGGAAGAGCGGGAATTTACTGCGGTGCTTCCAGACGAACAGGCCTCCGCGCTTATGTCGAGGCCCGACGTCGAGATACGCGACGTGGGAGAGCCGGATTATTTCGGCGATATCCCCATACGCTTTTCCCAGCAATTTGTTTTGGCGAATAAGGCTGTATTGGATAATGTCTCCCCGTTCGATATGCGCTGGAGCCCGGAGGCCAAGACGCTCGAGTCGGCGAATTTCGTAGCCCAGCGCCAGCGGATTTCGACCTCTGAGTTGAGGCGCGGAATCGACCAGTTCGGCTATGACGCACGGGCGGTGCGCGAGATATGCGAATCCGGCGGAGGCGCGATAAGTTCTACGGAATCGGAAGAAATAATGAATCCGGAACTGGGCAACATCGGGGCCGAAGAGGACCCGGCGCGCAGACAGGTAGAGCTCTATGAGTGCTACGTGAATATCGACACGGACGGGGACGGAGTCCTTGAGCCGATGATAGTAACGGTGGCGGACGGGAAAGTCCTACGAGTGGAGCCGAACGGTTACGAGCGCGTACCCTTCTTTATGTTGGCGGCGCACAAGGATCCCGCGAAGGTTTTCTCCACAGACATATCGATGGCGGATATCTCCGGCGAACTGCAGCACTTCGTTACGGCGATGGTCCGACAGATACTCGTCAACACTTCCATGTCGAACAAGCCGAGGAAGTTCATAAACGTCCATAAGGTGGATATGGATGATATACTCGAGGATCACACGTACGTAAGATGTTCGGACGATCCCGGCGGCGCGGTGCTTCCCGAGCAGCCGACGCAGATCGCCGGCTGGACGATGGGCTTCTTCGAGCTGCTGAAGCAGTATGAAGAAGAATGGACGGGGCGTACGCGCTACAACCAGGGTATGCAGGCGGAGAGCCTCAACAAGACGGCGACGGGGATCACGGCGATCATGAGGGCCGGTTCGCAGCGTTCGGGGCTTATCACGAAGAACTTTGCGGAAACCGGCTTCAAGCCGATGTTGAAGTTTTTGGTGATGTTGAATCAGCGCTATATGGATTCCCGGCAGATGATCCGCGTCTTCGGGCGGCCGCTTGCGGTGGCGCCGGACGACATCCACGGCGACCTGGACATCATCGTCGAAACGGATGTCGGATTGGAGAAGCGCCAGCAGATGATAGGCGCGCTCACGCAGTATCTGCGCGAGGTCTATCCGTACGCCCAGCAGGCGGGGCTGGCCGGGCCGGAGCATTTTACGGCGGCCTGTATAAAGGCGCTTGAACTGTCGGGGCTTTCGAACGCCCGGCAGTATTTTTTTACTGAAGAGGAGAGGATGCGCATTGCGATGGGAAAGGCTGGCGGTGCTGCAGGAGCGGGTATTGACGGGGCAGCGGGCGTCGGAGTTCCTGGAGTGGCTCTTGCAGATGGAAGAGGAACTCAGGGAATCGACGTGGGAAATGCTGTCGGCGCGCAAAATGGAGGCGTCGGATTTGCATGATATCAATTCCGTGGCGGTAACGCTGCGGAGTTTGAAGGACTTTCTGAAGTCTAAGGCGGACGATGGGAGAGTCGCAAGGATGGAAGAAGAGGAGGACGCAGAAGAGAATGGGACAGACGGAACAGATTAACGAAGTAGAAGTAATCGAAGAGGGCAAGCCCATCGACGAACAGATGCGGGAGATGATGGACGACGAGGTCGTAGAAGAGGAGCCGGAGAAGCAGGAAGAGGAGGGCTCCGAGTCCGAACCCGAGCCTGAAGTTTACAGCGAGGACGAATTCAACGAGCTCGACCCCCTCGAGGTAGACCCGGCGAAGCTGTCCGGCGGCGGGGCTTCCGTGCATAAGCGCTATATGCAGATTTATCGCGAGCAGATCTTGCCGGAACTCGAACAGCTGAGGGCGTTCAAACAACAGGTGATGGAAAACGTCCGCGCCGAAGAGGCGAGACGCGATCCGCGCCGGGAGTTCCTGAACGAAGTGAGAGGGCGCGCGATGAGGTCTCTCGGCGTGCAGGAACTGGACGACTTAAACCCTGAGCACTTAGTCGAGCTGTCGCGCCAGTCGGCCATTCTGCAAAACGAGATACAGGCGCGCGACGGCGCGGAGAGAGGCAGGCAGGAGTCGGTACGACGCATGGAGGCGCTGAAGATTTCGTTGCGGGAAGAGATACCGGAATTCGAAGCGCTCGACCGTTTTGCGAAGGCCGACCTCGACAATCTGCCGTACGCGAAGGCGCAGAAGGTAATAGTCGACCTACAGAGCGGAGACCCCGCACGCATCAGGGCGGTCTATAAGATGTTCGGCGAACGTTTCGCCGCGTCTAAGAAAAAGCCGTCGGGTGCGCCTCAGGGCGTGCCGACAAAGGTCATAAGGTCCTCTTCGGGGGTTCCAGAGCCGAAGAGGGTAGATTATGAATCGTTCGCGGGGGCTTCCGCGGACGAGCAGGCCCGTATGCTCATAGAGATGGGCTTAGTAGAGGAGGAAAATTAATGGCGACGACACAGTATAATTCTACGGCCAAAGTACAGGATATCATCAAACTTATCACCAACATCAGCCCGAGCGACACGCCTTTTATGTCGCTTTTCGGCAGGGGCGAGGACGCCACACAGGTGATCCACTCCTGGGAAGAGGAAGAGCTTGGCTCGCCGAGGGAGAACGCCCAGATCGAAGGTTCAGATTTTGAGACCGAAGAGCCCGGGGATACGAGTCTGAAGGAAAACACCTGCCAGATTTTCCGGCGCGGATATAAGGTCTCCGACACGAACGCCGTCATCAAGCGCCACAACATCAAGAATTACATGGCGCACAAAATGCAGCAGGCGATGAAGCTGATAGCGCTCGACGTCGAAAAAGCCATCACCACGTCGGCGACGCAGGTACGCGGCAGCAATGCCACGGCGCGCAAATTGGCGGGGCTTCCCTACTACATCAAGACGCACGTCAAGACCAACGCGTCCCCGCGCGCTCTAACGTATGACCTCCTCAACGACCTTTTCGAGGATATCTATGTGGACGGCGGCAATCCCGACGTAGTGGGCGTTTCGGCGCGTAACAAGCGCATTTGTTCGCTGATGCTGCCGCTTTCGACGGATAGGAGCCAGCCGGCGGCGGCCAAAAAACTCGTACAGACGATAGACGTCATTGAGGGCGATTTCGGCAAAAAGCGCGTCCTTACAAACAGGTGGCTTGCAAACGACAAGGTCTTCGTGTTGCAGAGCGAATACTGCAAAGTATCGTATCTGCGCCCGTTTACGACGCACGTCCTTCCGAAAAAGGGCAGTGCGATCGAGAAAGTCATCGAGGGCGAGCTTACGCTGGAGGTTCGCGCCGAGAAGGCACAGGGCATCATCGAGAAGCTTAACGGCGTACTGCCGTCCGCCTAAGCGATGGACCCCAACGTGAGAACGGAGCTTCGCGGGAACGAAGAAGAGGTCGTTCTCACGAAGACTATCGACGACCGTCTGTATCAGGAAAACTGCAGGGAGGAACGTAAACGGAACGGGGACGGTTTTATAAGGGATGTCAAGGGCGCAGCCATCGGGCGGCGCCTTTTTTCTATCCCCGTCGAGGAGGCCGCCGCGCTTATGTCGCAAAACGATCCCGATTTTGTCGAATGGTGGAAGACGAACAACGACAACGCACTGGCGCGGCTTATCCTTCGTTTTCCCCACTGGGTGGTCGCAGAAGGGGGCGGGCTGCTGTGATAAGCGGAAGAGAAGTTATATGGCATACCCGCCTCCTGGCGGGCGACGCGCAAAAGACGAAGTTCAGCGATTACGAGATATACGAAGCGATAAACACGGCCGTCGACATGCTCTGCGAGGGGTTACGGAAATATTTTTCGCCTGAGCTGCTCCGGCGCTGTGAGCTGACGCTCTCGAACGGCTCTTGTGATTTGCCGGAGGGCTTTCTTTATCTGTCGGAACTTTCCTCCAACGGGCGCATCGAGGGAGACAGGCTGATATGCGGCTCCCGTGATGAAAGCGTCGTCATGGTATATGGGAAGCACCCGGGAAAGATAGAGAAAGACGAGGACAACTTAGACCTCGCGGAAGGCTTTTCTTCGCCGATAGCGTCTTGCGCAGCATATTTGCTCAAGGGGGAGGTAAACGCCGCCGCCGAGAAAACGACGAACGCCGCATATGAGAAGACGGCGGATAAACGCGGCCCCGTGCCAGACCCAAGGATGTGGACGGCATGAAGCGGGCGCCTATGACCGGTTATAGGGCCATGCACGTCATCCGCATGAGGGCGAACGACGTGCAGAAGCTGACCTATAGCGACGAAGAGATACTCGCGGACATCAACAGCGCGATACGCTACCTGTCCGCGTTTCTTATTCAGCGCAAGAGCCCGGAGATGATACATAAGAAGATAGTCCACGACTATATGGCGCTGCCCGAGGGCTTCCACTCTCTGGTAGGGCAGAACCCCGCGTGGGTGGAGGACGGGATTTTCAGGACGTATTCCGGCAAGGACGCGCTCGTGCCGGTGAGGTACTTCTGCACGAGGACGCCGCTTGCGTCGCTGACCGACCCCATCCCCTTCCCCGACGACTACTTCGACGTCATCGTGGAAACGGCGCTCTCCCTGCTCAAGAGCTCCGACGAATACGACGTCTCGGCAGAGACGGAAGTCTTCGACCGCATGGCGAAGATGCTGCCGGGTGAGCCCTCATGAGGAAGATAACCCAGCACGCGGCAGAGACGCGGACGGCGGCCTTTTCCGCCTTCTCCGGCGGGCTCAACCTCAGGCAGCCTCCGGAGAACATCGCGGAGAACGAACTGTCGCAGTGCCTCAACATGACCTTCTCGGACACCACCGGACGCCTGCGCACGAGGCCGGGGCTCGGCCCGGCGATACACGACTTCGGCGCGGCTGTGACAGGGCTCAAGTGGTACTCCTCCGGGCTCATGACAACGACGGAGGAAGGCGGGCTCTTCCGCTACGACATGCAGGAGGTCGCGGAAGCGGGGACGCTTTCCGGCGCGCTGCGCCCCTCCTTCGTGGAGTTCGGCGGGGAGCTTTTCATAGCCTCTGGAGGAAAGCTGCAAAAGTATACGGAAGGCGGCGGGCTTGCCGAAGTATCCGACTCCCCCGGCGACATAGCCGGCGTATACGCGCGCGCGGGACGGCTCTTCGCATGGAGGAGCGGCGGGGACATACTATACTGCTCCGCCGTGGGCGACGGCGAGACGTGGAGCGCGCCGGGCGCGGAGCAGGCGGATACCGACTCCGACCCGCAGGAGGTAGAGATAGGCTACAAGATGGCCGGCTCTATACGCAACGCCGTGCCCTTGCAGCGCGACGTCATAATCTTCAAAAACAACGCGATGTTCAGGCTCACCGGCGAATATCCCGAGTGGCAGATATTGGAACTGGCGCGCGATGAAAGCCTATGCGGGGACAGGAGCGCCGCCGAGAGCTCCGGCGGGCTCTTTTACCTCGAGTCCGCGCGCGGGCTGCGTATGCTTTCTGCAGACGACACTTACTTCCAGTTGTCGGCCGCCGACGCCCTGCCGCGAATGAACGGCTGGCTCCGTCAGCGGCTCGACAAGAGCAAATGCGGGCTGTGGAACTTGCGCTCGCGGAACATACTGCTCATCTCGCTGGGCGACGACCGCGTCGTCCCCGTCTACTACGGCGGAGGCATGGAGCTGCCCGCGCTTATGTGGCGCTTCCCCGCCGCTGTGACGGCAGTGGAAGAGTCCGGCGCGGGATACATCTTCATCGCCGCCGGCGGCAAGCTCTACTTCCTGTCGGACAACTACTTCGCCGACGACGGGCGCCCGATAGACTGCTCCTTCGCGACGAGGCGCATGGCGGACTACGACAGCTTTTTCATCAAGGGCGTCTATCTGAACGCGACGAAGGTGCCGCTCTCGCCGCAGGCGTCCCCGCTCTCCGTCAAATGCTCCGGGACGGAGCTTGTCTCGGTCATGCTCTCCGACGAAGAGGGCGACGACGTATACGGCGATTTGGACGACGTCTTCGGCAACGACGACGACATATTCGCCGGCGAACGGGAACGGACGGAGGTGCGCGGCAGGAACGTCTTCCGCACGCGCGACATGACCTTCGAGTTCGCTTCCGAGAGCGCATTTGAATTAATAACCTTCTCGGCGCGCTATGTGCCGGTGGGAGGGGGTGTGTAGATTTGGCGATAAGAAGTTTTCCAGTCGTCACTGAATACTTGGAGCCCAACCGGCCGGTGACCTTCATCGGGCTGGCCATGCCGATGGATACGGTGGAGATAACCGCGACGCTTACAGACAGGCGCAGCGGTGAACCCGTCAATCTTACGGGGTGTTCTGCTATCTGTGTGACGACGGATAAGGATAAAAGCACCATCTGGGACGCGGAAATAACGGACGCGGCGAAGGGGCTCGTCAAGACGGTCGTCCAGCCGGACGTCGTCGGCATGAACAACGTGGTGATAAAAATCACGTCTAGCAGGAACGACGAGACGACCTTCTTCCTGGGCAATCTGTCGGTGGCGGCGGACAGGCGGGAGACGGGGGTGATAGACTCCATCATCTCGCTGACGCAGAAGCTGCTGGCCTATCGAGGCAAAATAGACGCGGTGCAGCAGGCTCTGGACACTATCAATTCTGGCGGTTCGGCGCACGATGACATCGAGCGCATAAAGCGGGAGCTTGCGCAGGCCCAGATGGATATCCAGAACCTCATCGACGGCATAGAGCTGCAGAACAACGCCATGCGCGAGGAGATAGCGGCAGCTTCGGATGCGGCCATGAACCGCGTCCGTGAGCTTCGTGAAGAGACGCTTGCAAAGGCGCGCGAAATACTTGACGACGCGGCGTTGGAAAAGCAGGCGCGCGAAACTCTTGAGAATACGCTTGCTGAGGCGCGCATCCAGCTCGCCGAACGCATCAAGGTGGTGAATGAGAACGCCAAAGATCTCGTAGACTCTACTGCGGCGGAGCTCTATCAGCTCATTCAAAAATACGGGCAGCAGATGACGGCCGCCGGCATCGAAGTGGACGAGACGAACGGAGAGGTCTCCATTTACGGCGTGAAGCTTCTGAACAACGAGCTGACGAAGGTGAAGCAGAGGCTTTCGGCTGCCGAAGGGAAGATAACGCAGGAAGCGCTTTATGCGATGATAGACGGGCGCGTGGCCTTAGCGAGGCTCGATGAAGAAGGGCGGCTCATCGCCGAAGGGCTGTACGCGGAAGTCAACCGCGTGTATCAGGAACTGGACGCGCGCGCCGCGACGCTTGAACAGGGCGTGCAGAAAATTTCCGGTTGGGTCGGGCAATATCCCGACGACGTCAAGACGGTAACGCAGAGGCTTGACGCCAACGAAGCCTCCCTTATACAGCAGGCTACGCATATCGACAATCTCAACCGCAGCGTTACGGACGTCACGCGCTCTATGAGCGCCACCGAGGGACGCATCACCGACCAGATATTGGCGGCGGAGGGGAATATGGACGACCTCGCCGGCGTGGACTTAATAACGCTGTTAGACCAGTGGGAGGCGCACAAGAGCCAAAGGAAGGCGCTAGCCGCCGCGAAAAGGGAACTTTCCGCGAAGATCACGGAAACAGAAAAAGGCCTTGAAGTAGCAGCCTACGACCGCTCTGTTTTGGCCGGCGCGGTAGCCGAGGCCAAAGCCCTGGCTGTAGACGAACGCACATTAAGGATACGTGCTGATGAAGCGCAGGCGCGGCAGCTTACTCAACTGCAGGCGGAGGTCAGCGGGAATATATCGACGGTCTCACAGGAGATTGAATCTGTGTCCACGGCCCAGCAGACGACGGCGCGCCTGCACGAACAGCTGCGCAGCGATTTCAACAACTTCGCCGAGAATATCGACGGCACTGTGCGCGACGCCGTCTCCACGGCCGTCGCCGACGTGAAGGCGGAGACTATAGCCGATGCCGAGCACGCGGCCGTCGAGAAGGTCGAGAGCCTCGTTTCCGAGTACCGGATAGACGAGATGCAGGCTAATGTCGCGCTGATACAGCAGGACATGTCGACTCTTTCAAGCGCCCAGGGAAGCACCGCGCGGCAGGTCGGCGCGCTTTCCACCGTGACGAACGAAAACACCGCCGCGATAGAAGAAGTGAGTCAGGCCCAGACGACGGCGAACGAGGCTATGGCGGAGCTGCGGGAGACGGTCGCCGCCGGAGATGGGGCGAGCGCGGCTCTCATCGAGGAAGAGAAGAACGCGCGCGTTCAGGGCGACTCTGTGAACGCCGCCATGTCACGCCAGATGACGGCGACGACGCAGAAAGAAGCCGGAGAGGCGACGTTCGAGACTCTGCTCGACCAGTGGGAGGCGCACAAGAAGCAGAGGGTAAGCACGGCCCTCTATAGAGAAGAGATAAAGACAAAGATAGAGGAGGGGCTTTCGGCGGAAGCGGAAAAGCGCGAGGTGCTGGCTGCGCAGCAGAACGAGGCCCTTTCGTATATCAAGGAAGAACAGCGAGCGCTCGCCAAGGAGAACAAGGCAGTCGCCGAGAGGGTTGATACCCTTTCGGTGGAGCTTCAGAATTCGAATACGGGCGCGCTTATGGCGGCTATTCAGGAGGAAGAGGCAGCGCGAGTCGAAGGAGACGTTGCGCAGACGACTCGCTCGACTGGCATAGTCGCGGCATTCAGGGATAACGCGGAGAAACAGCGGAAGCTTGCCGGAGAGGCGGATATCGAGTCGGCGCTTACCCAGCTCGAGGAGCACCGTAAGCAGAAAATAGCGACCGCCGCCTATATTGAGAAAGTGCGCACGGAGATCCAGGAGGGGCTTTCGGCGGAAGCGGAAAAGCGCGAGGTGCTTTCGACGTCTCTGAACGGACATTCGGCCTCGATAGCCCAATTGACGAGGTCGTTGAACGGAGTGCAAAGTCAGTACGGCGTGTATTTCACACAGGACGGGCTCGTCGGCGGCTTTGAGATGCTGGGGACCGGCGAGAGGTTGGGGGCCGTTTTCGACGTCGACAGCTTCGGAGTAGGGCGCGCCGGCGGAGGCGGTCGCGTCTTTGAAGTGCGTACCGACCCGGACGGAGTGCAGCGCGTATATATCAAGAACGCAAGGCTGGCGGGTATAGGTTCCGAGCAGATGGCGTACAATGCCGTCACCGAATATAAGTTCATCGGGCATGAAGCGTCCAACCACCCGGACGGCGAGGCTGATACCGGCGCCAATCTACATTACGATACGGCGCTTGCCCCGGTCAACCCAGACGACGGCACGAACGACGGCTATATTCCGCTGAAAGTCCAGATGCGCGGAGGCAATTCTGGTACCGGTTATCAGACGGAACAATTGAACTACGGACAATATTTTGCCGACGCGCCTTTGACGTTGACCGGGCTTGTTAGGGGCATGCCCGTCATGCTCTATTTTTCCGCGATAATACATATCGGCGCGGGGACACCGGATATTTATTGGCGCATCGCGCGCTCAGAGAACGAGACGTTTTTCCCGCGCCCGCTTTCACGGCCGATATTTATCGGATCGCAGAAAGCCGAGCCGAATTATTCTGGACGGTTAAATGCGGAAATATCGTTCAGCAAGCTCTGGACGCCCTTAAGCAACGCCAAGACTTATCACTTCTGGCCGCAGTGGAAGCTGGCGTCCGGCGACGCGGAAGAGATTTACGTGTTTGAATGGAGCTTCACGGCGATGAAGTTCAAGAGATAAAGAAGGAGGTCATGTACAAATGAGCTATAGGGCAGGCGTGGCTACTTTCACTTCTGGCTCCAAGAGAGTTACCGGAGTCGATACGCAGTGGAAGGATTTTGGAATTCAGGAAGGCGACCAGATAGAGGCGGTTAATATATATAACCTGCCGACCGGATACAGATACGAAGTAGCGAGCGTCGAGAGCAACACGAGTTTGACGCTGCTGCAGCCGTACAGAGGCGAATCGGCGTCAGGGGCAAATTATGTTATTACTGAGACCGGAGCGAATCAGACGCCGCTGTCGCTTTCGAAGAAGCTTGGCAATTATATTACAGATATGCAAAAGCTTTTCGACGCGATGAGCGGCATTCAGGAGGAAGGCGCGGTGTCGATATGCGACACAAGCGGCAAGGTGCCCGTCGAGTGGATGAAGACGAATGTCGCAAACGGACTGCTGAAGCTTAACTCGGCGGGAAGGGCGGCATATACGCAGCTGCCGGAGGATATTAAGGGATCGGGAAAGAATTATCTCCAAAACTGGTATTTTTATACTCCGATCTTACAGCGTGGAAGCGGTCCGTGGACATCAAGCCGTAGATACACTATTTCACGCTGGCTGATGTACGGGGTCGGGCAGGTTTCCTGCAACACAGCAAATGCAGGGGGGCTGACAATAGCAGCTACCGGAAACACAGACCTTTATATCCAGCAGACGCTAGAGAGGTTAGGCGGGTTCACAGGGCGAACTGTAACGTTTTCGGTGCGTGTGCTTTCGGGGGGCGGCTCTATCGGAATAGCACTCGGTAGTGATAATTATTCGTTCTCATCAGGAACCACTCTCACCTCTAAGTCATTCGGCGGACCCGGCATATATACATGCACAGTTACCCTTCCAACGTCTACTGAACAGATGTATCTGCGCGTGTTCATGAAAACAGCGGCTGGGGGGAGCGCCTCTTTCGCGGCGGCTAAGCTCGAGATAGGCAACGTGGGGACGCTACATCTGGACGGACCGTGTGATGTGGGCGAAGAGAACGTGCTTTGCGGGCGCTTTTGCCAGGTGTTCGCCAACTCACAACGTGCACGCATGGTTAACCACGGGACGAATTATTTGGATTTTATTTTGCCCACGTCTAACCAGCTGCGGGTTTCTCCAAGCATAGAGTCCGGCGAGTTCGTCATCTGTGATTTGCAGGGAAATATTTTGCAGGAAAAGACGATAGAAAGCATGTTGGTTTTAAGCCGGACACCGAACCTGTTTCTGCGTATCGTATGTACGGCACATGGGCTGACGGACGCGGTGTTGAAGACGACGACGGGAGTCGTCTTTTCGTCGGATATGTAAAGGAGGCGCAAGGACATGTATAAGGTTTACGTCAAAACTAACGAGGCCGGCGATATAACGGCGATAAATTCGGACGCTTTTCTGCCGGAGCCGGTACCGGAAGGCTGGATACTGATAGACGAAGGCTCCGAGGACAAGTATCGCCACGCTCAGTCTAATTACCTGCTGGGGGGGCTGTGGAATGAAGATTGTACGGAGTACCGGTACCGGCTGGTAAACGGCGCGCCGGAGCTTAAGGATTAAGGGGCGGGGCTTTTGCCCCGTCCTTTTTTTTAAGGGGGTGTTTGTCGTGAGAGAAGATTTTGATAAGTGCCTTGCGTTCGTCTTCATGAATGAAGGAGGAGACTCCAACCATAAATTTGACAGGGACGGGCGGACGAGATACGGGATCACAGAAGGTACGCTCAACAGGGTGTACCGGCAGAAGATCGTGAAGCACTGCGATGTCAGGAAGCTTTCGCGCGCCGAAGCGGCGGATATATACAAAGCGTTTTACTGGATACCCTCTTGCTGCGATTATCTGCCCTATCCCTTCTGCTGTATCCATTTCGACGCGGCCGTCAATTCCGGCGTCGGCGGAGCGGCGAAGCTCCTGCAAAGGACGCTGAACCGCTTTTGCAAGGCGGGGCTCAAGGTGGACGGCTCCGTCGGCCCGATGACCAAAGCGGCGATGAGGGCCGTGTTCGACGCGCCGGATTATCCGCAGGTATCGGCCGAAGTGTGCGGCATCTACTGCGACGCGCGCGGGGAGCTGTACGAGAAGATAATAAAGCGCAATCCTTCGCAGGAGGCTTTCCGCAAGGGGTGGTTCGCACGCCTCAACAGGTGCAGGAGGTTGTGCGCTTAGATGACTATCACTATGGAGAACGTTTCGATTTATATCGGGATCGTGGGCTTCGCCGTGGCGACGGTGCGTGTGCTGATCGTGACGCCTATAGAACGCTCCGTCGGACGGCTGGAAGGCGCTATAGAGAAGCTGGACAAACGGCTGGCGGAATTGGACAAGAAGCACGACGAGGACCACGCGCTGATGATGGCGATTCAGGAGTCCGCGAAGTCGGCGCACAAGCGTCTCGACGAGCATATCGAAGTATTTCACAAGTTTAAGGAGGCTTAAAAATATGAAGGATTTTATAGCGAAGCTGGCGGGGCTCGCGCTTAAGAAGATTTTGGAGGTGGAGGCCGCCATACCGGGGGCTTCGGGGGCCGAGAAGAAGGCGTATGTGGCGCGCTGGCTGGACGAGGCGGTGAAGCTGCCGTGGTATCTGGAGTATTTCGACGGCGCGCTTTTCAGCCTGGTCATAGATGCGCTCTGCTACGCGCTGAACGACAGGTTCGGGCATAAGTGGCAGAAGCTGCTTGCTGTTGAGGAAGAGAAATGAGTTACGGCCCCGGGGACAATGCGTTCGTTATAGACCGGAAGTCGGCGGAGGGCGGGGACAAGGTACAGATTTTCGCCGAGAAGGTCAAGGCCCAGCTGGATAAGATATACGAGCAGCTGAACGAGGATATACGCCCCGCGTCGGAGAATGAGCGCGGGCTTATCCGCATCGCCTCGCAGCACGACGTCGACCTGGGGCTGGCGGACGCCTCCGCGATAACGCCGCTGACGCTGAAGAATTCACAGCTGGCGGCGGATGTGAGCGACGCTAAGACGCAGGCTGAGGGAAACGCCGCGTCCATAGGCACGCTCGGCGACGAGGTGGCTGCAGTCAAAAGCACTGCTATGTCTGCGGCGTCTGTGGCGCAGCAGGCGCTCGACGCGGTGCAGTCCGGCGGGGGAAGCGGAGGCGCGGGGGCTTCCGTCGTCCCGACGGCGGATACGTTCAAAGCGATGCCGGCTGTTGGGACTTATCCGAGCCCCGATTATCCGAGCGTCAACATACGGGCGATAAAGCTGCCCGACGGCGGGACGTGGGCCTACTGCGGACGGCTGGATTATATGTGGGGCAATAGCGACGCGGAATCTTCCGCCTCTGTGAGCCTTTGCGGCGTGGCGGCGGGAGGGACTGTCGTCTGGCGGGCGACTACGCAGAACCACGGCAATCAGATGCGCGCGCACCAGGTTTACGGCTTCGTCTGGAAAATAGAGTCATGAGCCAGCGCCTTTCCCGTGATATGAAGGGGCCGAAGACGCTCGCCGAGTGGATAGAGGTGTATGAACGCCGCGCCGGGGACGACGTGCGCTTCCGGCTGGAAGAGGGGGAGCACGTCTATTACCACCCCGAGCACGGCTTTTTTACTTGGCGGCTCTGTGAGAATCACGAGGGGCGTATCTCGATACCGAAGATGTGCGGGAACGGTAGGGTGCTCAGGCGTATGGTGTATGAGTTCGTGAAGGCGTCTCGGCACCTCGGCGTTCGCGAGATTATGTGCTGTTCCCGCAGGAGACCGGAGCTTTACCGCGACAGGGTGCTTGGTGGGCGTCTCGACAGGGTGGAGTATACGAAGAATATCAACAGCGGCAGGGTGGAGCCGCTGTATTTTTATGTAGTCTCTCTGGACGACTACAGGGAGCGTGACAAGACGTGATCAAATTTATAAATTTGCAGTTTTTCAAAGGGACGAAGGTCCAGGAGGTGGACAAGCGCGGCCCCAAGAGCGAAGAGCTTAAAGCTATGGACAGCGCGCTTTATAACGTTTTCGGCGGGCTGATAGGCAGGTACGGAGGCGTGCAGATGCCTAACCTTTCAAGTTCCGACAGCGGTAGTTCGTCTGTTGGGTCCGCCGCGGGCTGGAATCAGGGGGGGTATCTGGACAGCTCTTTCGACCTGGCAGACACGCAGGCGAAGGCGGCGAATGAGAATCTTTCTTCGCTGATGGGCCGTCCGTCGCAGTATCTGGCGGAGCATCAGGATTTTCTGACAAACGGCACTAACGAGGGCTTTGAGAATTATCTCGACGCACAGGAGCGGGCTATCGCGAACGCCTACGCGCGCAATGTGGGCACGGATTTGAACAGTCTGGCAAATAGAGGCGTGCTGAACAGCTCGGTGACGGCCCGAGCGCTGGAAGGTCAGCAACGGGCTACTGGGGAAGCTATAGCCAATAACAGGAATCAGGCGGCGAACGCTTTTCTTTCGAATTATATCTCGGGCGCGGGGACGGCGAACGACAGCGCGAAGACTCAGGCGGGGCTCGTGCCGCAGCTGTATCAGAACGCAGTGGCCCCGCTGATGCCGGGGTATCAGTTCTGGCGCGACATGACGGGCGATTATTACAAGGACGATAAGGATTATATCGCGACGAGCAGCGGGAAGTGGTGAGCTATGCGTGGAGCGTATTATAACAGGTATAATACAGAGCTTTCGCCAGATGAACGGCGTGGGTTGTATGGTTTTCTGATGAACCTGTCGATGTCCGAGGGACGAAACGCATTCAACGACCTTAATGACTACGATATGGGCGGCGCCTATAAGGCAAGTTTGAAAGAGCGCTCCGACAAAGGATATTTTTGGGATTTGTACAAGAAGCCTAATCACCCCGTTTTCAGCGACGACAGTATTTATCACGGTGTGGACGGGCATTACGGCGGACACTGGACGGAGGGGACTCCGGATATTCCCGGAGGCACGTTTATCCCGTCTGAGTGGAATTTACAAAATATGCCGCCGGAAGAAATGAAATGGTATTTTGCCAAATATGAACCGGAGGCGAAATTGTATTTCCCAGAGGAAGGGGACAAAAGCATGATACACGATTTCAGAAACAAAAGCGGCGGCGGGCTTTTGGATTTCGCGATGAACGCGGCCGGGCTTGTCCCGGGTATGCAGTGGATTCCGGCGGCTTATGCGGGGGCCAAGGCTATAGGCTCGGCGGCGAGCGGCGATATGGGCGGTGCTGTGAAAAACGGCTTGAGCGCTTATATGGGGCTGTCGGGAACGGGCGGCGCCTCCGGCGGGAATGCGCCCACGATGACTACGCAGATGGAGAGCGACCCGCTGTATATTTCAAGGCGGTTGTCGGAGCTGAACGGGAATGACGCGGCGGGCGCTTCCGCGAATTATTCCCCTGTACTGCGCTCCGCCGGCATGAGCCCGGATACTTCGTATGCGGACGCCTCTATTTTCAACGCGCTTCAGCGCATGTTCGGGAGAGGATATTAAATGATATACGACTTCAGGGACAATAGGAGTGGGATCAACCCACTGAGTTACCTGCTGACGAAAGCCGCAGGCGGGCTCCTTGACAATGTGATAAGCGGAATGTTCGAACGTGCGGCACAGACGAAGGCGGCCGATAGGTCTAAAGCCATGTATGGCGGCATGGGGCAGGTAATGTCCGATCCTAACGCCGGCAGGGCTGAATTTATGTCTGGGCTGGGCAAGTATGCCCCTACGGCCGAAGAGGCGAAAACTCTTATGGACCTTTACGGGCCTCGGCTCGAGTATGCCGACAAGCTGGGATATGGCGACGCCGTAGCTTCCCGCGTCGGAGACTTGGATTACGACGTGCGGACAAATCCGCTTGTGGGTATGCAGAGCGGTATGAAGGCTCAGGCCTATGGGCTGAAGCCGGAAGAAATATACAGGTATGCGTATCCCAATATGGTCTCTCAAAATGTCGATTTGGACGACCGGTATCGGAACATTCTGTTCGACCCCGCGAGCGGCGGGCAGCGCTTGAGCGATTACATGAAGGGTATCAGCGCTGAGGCGCAGATGCAAGACGCTACGAAAAGACGCGGGCAGGATATAAGCGTGTATACGCATAATACGCCCCCCGGCTCAAGCCTTGTGCCGAGCTATAAAACATTCGTAGGAGAAGACGGGAGCGTGTATGTGGTCAACAATAAGACAGGTGGTCTTCGCAATACGGGCGTAAAGGGACCGATAAAAGTTCCGGCGCAGGGCACAAAACCGTATTCAACTCAGCAAAAGATAAATCTCGGCGCGGCCGCAAGGAAAACGTTTGAATTGTCCAGCGCTTCACCAGAAGAAAAGTGGAATTACATGGTGAACATAGCTGGGGAGGATAAGGATGCGCTGCGCGCTATGGCGTCTGCCATGTTCAGCGACGGACAAATCCCCGCGGCGGCGATGGAGTTTCTCCGAACCGGCGGGATAAGAAAAGCGGGAAAGCCCGTCGGCCCGGCGCCGGCAAAATCAGCGCAGTATTTTCCCAAGGAGCGGCTCGCTGAATACGCAAGGGAACATAAAGTATCTGTTGAGCAAGCAAAGCGCATGATAGAAAGCAAAGGTTATTCGGTTGAATAGGAGGCGTTCTTTATGGACGACTTGAAGAAGTATCTTGTCAGCAGAGCAGACGGCGACGACGACATCGATAAATATCTGGTAGAGAGGCCCCAAGTTCCTTCTCTTTTAGAGGGGGCGGGGCGCTCTCTTGTTTCCGGCGCCATATCGGCGCTGGGAGGTATTACGTCGGCGGCAGGGTACGTAACTAAGAAAGCCGGCTCTGTTAATCCTCTTACGCCGGAGGAGGTCTCTCAAAAGGTGTTTAAACGCCCCGCCGTTCCCCAGGGGAAACACGCGACGCTTGGAGACGACCTCTCGGAATGGCTTCTTGAAAAGGGCGCAGAGACAAATGAGCTTGGGAAAAGTATCTCTAAGAATGTGCCTCAGACTCTTATCAATAAGACGGCAGCCGGCGTAGGCTCGATGGGCCCATATATGGCAGCGGGACTTCTTAGCGGCGGTACGACGGCCCCCCTCGTCGGGCAGCTCCTACGCTCAGAGTTGGAGACCCAGAGCAACGCGGCGCAGACGTATCAAGAACTTAAGCGCGCCGGAGCTGATGAGAAGACGGCGATGCGGGCGGCAACTCGTCAGGAGTGGCCGGACAGAGCCGTAAACTTTGCGCTTGAGCCCTTTGGTGCACTGAGCAATAAGGGGCGCCTTGTAAGGGCAGCCGCAGAAGCTGTGCAGGAGGGCGTTTTGCAGGAGCCCGGACAGAATATAACTCAGGCGGCGGCGATGCGCTCGGCGGAGGGCGGGCTGTGGGATTATGCAAAGGCTCTCGGGGAAGAAATAAAGAAATACCCCGAGCATTTCAAAGAGGTCGGAGTCCCAGCGATGATAGCAGGCGGATTGGTCGGGGGGGTGAGCCCGGGGGTGGGGGCTCAAAGGCCGAAAACAGAGCGGAGCGCGTCG